CTGCGGCGGAGCGCGTGCCTTGCCTGCATCGGGAATGGTTATAAGTCACCCAAAGATAACCACAAGCGGAACAGTGGCAAGCACTGCGGCAGGAGCAGCACCATCTGAAACCGGCATTGTGTCTGCATATGTAAATGCAACAGTAACCAAATATGCAGGTTTGCAACGGGTTGATCAGGCTCTCCTACTTCGCAGCGATCCATCTTTCTATGATGCAATGCTTGAAAATATGACCCGTGCTTACAATCGCGCCGTAGATAGTGCTGTTATTGCTGAGATTGTTAGCGGTGGAACACAAGCCTCAACACAGGCTGCAACCATTGCAGGCATTCAGGCTTATGTTGCGCAAGCAGCACCAGCGGTTTATGCCGGTGCAGGCGAAGTTGCAACAGCATTTATTGCAGGCACTTCAATCTGGTCATTACTTATCGGTGCAAATGACTCAACAGGTCGCAGCATCTACAACGCAGCAATGCCTTCCAATGCCAATGGTCAATCCACACCTCGCACTTTGCGTGGGGATGTAATGGGCTTGGATCTCTGGGTTGATTCAAATATGGTCGCAACAACTATTGATGATGCAGCATTTATTGTTACACCATCAGCAATTGCAATTTATGAATCACCAATCTTGCAACTTCAAACCAATGTGCCAACTTCTGGTGAAATTGAAATTGAGTTGTTTGGATTTATGGCAGTTAAAACCTTAATTGCAACAGGATTGCAGCGTTACAACCTGACCTGATCGCAACCCTAATCCGGCCGCCCCTTGCCCCTAGTCCGGCAGGGGGTTGGCCTCTAAATTGAAAGGAGATACCAATGGCCGCAACTTATGTAACGATGTCAGAACTTCGCACAAATCTTGGCATTGGTACTCTTTATGCGGATGCAACAGTTGAGGAAGTTTGTCAAAGTGCGCAAGACATAATTGATTCATACCTTTGGTACAATTCAGCATTAGTTTATGCAACTGCTCTAAACAATAACATTGCAACAATTACAACAACACAACCACACGGATTTGTTACTGGTGAAAGCGTAACCATTACCAAATCAGATACTGCAACATTTAACGGCACTTATACAATCACTGGATACACGGCCTATACATTTACTTATGCAAAAACGGCAAGCAATCAAACAACACATTTGGTGCGACCTTACGGCCTAGTTAAAGGGCCAAATCACTCAACTGCTTATGCCAGTGTTGCAGCTGTACGGGAAGCCTCAATGATGATCGCAGTAGACATTTGGCAGGCACGCCAAGCCCCAAGCGGACAAGGTGCAAGCATTGATGGCTTTGTGCCTTCTCCATTTAAGATGGGCAACACACTCATTGCCCGTGTGCGTGGCCTTCTTGCCCCGTATATGGCTCCAACCGCAATGGTCGGCTAATGCCAACCGCAATAACAACCCTGCGCACGACATTGGCAACCACTTTGGCCAATGCCGGTGTTTGGTCAACTTTTGCCTACCCACCATCTGCACCCATCGCAAACAGTGTATGTGTAATGCCGGATGATCCCTATCTTGTGCCAAACAACCAAACAAGATCCAGCATTCTGCCGTTTGCACGATTCAAAATTATGATTCTTGTGCCACTGCTAGACAATCAGGGCAACTTAAACACAATCGAAACTTTTATGGTGGCCGTGTACGGAAAACTTGCAGCAGCTAGTTATCAAATGAATATCACCGGATTTAGCGCACCTACAACTTTGGCCTTAGCAACAGGGGATCTTTTAACCACTGATTGCTCAATTGAAGTATTGAGTGAATGGAGTTAATTATGGCTTATGAAGTATTGGCAGGCATCGTTGGTGGCAAAGAGGCAGGGCAAACCCTAACTGATGAGGACTTAGCAACAGCGAACATTGATGCGCTTATCGCAAGCGGATCGATCAAACCGATAACGGCGAAACCAAAGAAAGATGAGGCAGCAGAATAATGGCAACAACAACCGTATTAAGTAATACAGTTTCAGTGGTTATCAACTCGGTTGATTTATCCGATCAAGTAACCAATGCAACAATTAATCAACAATTTGACGAATTGGAAACCACCAGTATGGGGAGCACTTCCAGAGTTTTCGTCAAAGGCCTAGAGAGCAGCACCATAACGCTGGACTTTTTAAACTCTTATGTAGCTAGTGAAGTTTACGCAACTTTACAAGCTGCATACGGAACTTCGGTAACTTGCGTAATGAAACCAACCACAGCAGCAGTCAGTGCAACGAACCCGAGTTTTACCGCATCGATTTTGATAAATAACCTAACCCCGATAAACGGCGGCCCAGGAGATCTACAAACTCAATCGATAACTTTTACTTGCACCAGCACGGTAGCAATCGCAACTTCATAACAACTAAGCAAAGGGGCTAGGCAATGGCTAAGTTAAAGATCACACGCACCACTGGTGAGGTTCAAGAGTTTGAGATCACACCAATAATTGAATATGCGTTTGAACAGAACAAAAAGAAAGGCATTCACAAAGCCTTTGCGGATGATCAGATGCAATCGGATGTTTACTGGTTATGTTGGGAAGCCATCCGGCGATCCGGCGAATCAGTGCCGATATTTGGTGAGAAGTTTCTGGAAACGCTAAAAGCAGTGGAGGTATTAGACAGCGACCCTTTAGGGGATTGAGTGGCAAAGATTCACTCACCTATTTGGTCGCTAGTTTAAGTGTAGAAACTGGGATCGCTCCCAGTGAGTTTATTGGGATGGATCCGGTAATGCTCAAGATGATTTTACGAGTGCTTGAGGAAAGGGCAAAGGCAATCAAAGATGCAAGCCGCCAATCTCCAAGGACTCAACGCCGCAATTAAAAACATCCGGCGTATATCACCTGATTTGCTCAAAGAAATGAACCGCGAAATCAAAGTTTTAACAACAGGAATGGTTAGCGATGCCAAAGGGTATGCACCGCGCACCGTGCCTGCTGGTTTGAGTCATTGGGCGGATTCCGGCCGCCAATGGTCAGCCTTTGATGGGTCTGAAATTATCAAAGGCATAAAGGTCAGCACAGCGCGTAACAAAATTGGCAAGAATGGCTGGACTTCTCAGGTCAAATTGCTTAACGCATCCGCAGCTGGTGCGATCTATGAAACCGCAGGCCGAAAGAATGCAACCGGTCAGCCGTGGGTCGGGCCGAAAGGTGGCGGCGGCAAACGCTACTCACACTCACGCAACCCAAAGGCAGGCCAGCAATTCATTGATGCAATTGAGGCAGACTCAGGTTTGACAATACGCGGCACAAAACAAGGCCGAATCATTACTAAAGCATTTGATGAAAACAAGGCAGAAATTGTGCCAGCAGTAACCAGCGCGATATTCAGAGCAACCGAAAAGTTTAATGCATTGCCAAAGGGAGTACCCAATGGCTAGAGGCAATTCTTATGGCATCCCGTTAATTGTTTCAGCCGATACACGCGGTGCAAAAAAGGCTGAGAAGTCATTAAAAAGTTTAATCAAAAGCACAAAATCATTTGGACTTACCAGCAAATTAAGCATTGGCGCAGCTAGTGTTGCCCTTGCCGCCTACACGAAAAGATCTATTGCCGCTGCATTAGCAGATCAAAAAGCACAAAAAAGCCTTGCGCAAACACTTAAAAATTTAGGTTTGCAATATCAAACTGCTGGTGTTACCAAATACATTGACAATCTACAACGGGCAACCGGCGTATCTGAGGATGAACTCAGACCAGCCTTTCAAAAATTGTTGCTGGTGCTTGGAGATGTTGGCAAAGCGCAAAGCGCACTATCACTTGCAATGGATATATCAGCAGGCACTGGCAAGGATCTCAGTGCAGTATCTATGGCGTTGGCCAAAGGTTACTCAGGCCAAACAACTGCCCTTAGCCGGCTAGGTGCAGGCTTAGACAAGGCATTGCTCAAGTCTGGTGATATGGAAGCAATCACCGCTCAATTGGGCAAACTTTTTGCAGGGCAAGCGCAAACAGCTGCCAAAACTTATGCAGGTCAAATGGCAATTTTGTCGGTATCGGCTAAAGAAGCCAGTGAAACTATTGGATTTGCACTTATCAATTCATTGATTGATCTGGGTGGCCAAGATGGAGCCAAAACTCTTGCATCTCAAATGGAAGCAACTGCCGTTGCCACCAGTGAAGTTATAGCAGGTTTGACCGTAATGATTGGCAAATTGAAATCGATTCCAATACTCAAAGATCTAGGCGGCGGTTTCTCACCTATCGGAATCATTACAAATGCAATTCGAGGTTTGGGTCGTAAAGACATTGCAGCCAAAGCCGCCAAGACCGATGCAAATGCCTTTGATCGTGGCCTTAACAATCGCGCACTGGATCTGGCAAGTAAGATTGTGGCAAAGAAAAAAGAAGCAGACAAGATAGATAAAGCAGCAGCAGCAAACAAAAAATTGCAAGGAATGTTTGACATTGATGCAATTCAAATCGCAGCTGCTCTCAAGGGCAAT